TTCGTTTAGCATATTAATATAACCTATATGTTAGCATCTTTAAGGCGTCGATACAGTAACTGAGCCTAATCCAGTTGTAGCAGAAAATCCTGTCAGGTAAGTACGATGGGTCGTTAAATCAATAAAAGCGTTACCATCCCACACCTGCAATACTTCTGTAGTTGTATTGAATATCAGCGTGCCAGCGTTAAACTTTAACTGATCACGTTCAGTAGTTGATAATTGAATTGTATTATCGGTATCTACTGGTAACAAGTTTAGCTCTAAAATACGTACAAGTCTATTAAAAACGTCAGCTGAAACAGTATCTCCGCTAGCATTTGGAAGCCTAGTTGAGAGTAGTTTGCTCATCTGGTTCCGTCTTGTTTTATATCAATCCTTGTAGCACCTAAACGCCATCCAATTTGTAGATTACCGTCATTCGTTGCGTCGTCATCTGACTCAATTCTAAGGACTGCTTGCCTGCCTCTAGCTCGGACATGTTTTTGCGTTGTTGTTGCTTGGATGGCTTGAGTAGTATCAGTTGATAAAGACTGGCCGGGGAAGTTTCTGGTTTTTAAAACCATATTTACAGATCCGTTATTTTGATCTTCTAAAAATTTAAAATCTGGAATAATTCTTTTGATAAAAGAAAATGTTTCGCCGTCGCCAATATCAAAATCTGAACTTTCTATAAAAACATTTGTCATCGGCGAACCGTCATCGTCGAAACCGAACTCATGTTCGTACAAATAGTTGCCGCCAGTTGCTCTTGGATAATTAACAATATTTCTATCCAACCAAGCTGTTCTACTTAGATTTCCGTAAGACCAAGCGTTTTCTACGTAATTGTAAACAACGTATCGATCAATTGAAGTGCTGCTGCTGGAACAATAGAACCAGCCCACCTCGTTGAACTCGTTATTGGTAAATGCAAAGAATTGGAAACCTTGAGTAATATTCATATCGTTGAATACGTAATTTTTTACAGAGCAAGGTAGTTTTGCAACCGAACCTGTATAAGTGTAGAAACTATCGTAACCCATCCAGTAAACTCCATTCGGGCCAACGATTGCTGCATTCGGGCCAATAAGACCTGTATTTTTGTTAATAAGGTTGACTCCAAATGTAAATGGAGGCCCTATAAATGACATACTATATAAAGCTGTATCAGTCCAGATAAGTATTTCTTGTCTAGCTTTTTGAGAGCCTACAATAATACTGCCTTCAGAAAGTCTTAAACTTCCTGCAGTATTAGTAACTAAAGGCTCAAACTCCAATTCATTTTCTTGATCAGAAAAAGCAATTAACATCGGGTCACTCGTACCTGTTCTTGCTGTTCCAGCATCATTTATTGGGTCAGCTCCTAAAACAATAACGTGTCTATCGGTTTCTGAAACTAAAGTTTGTAAACCCACAGTAGGGACAAGATTGGCACCTGATTTTGTACTAAGCTGAACCGCTCTAGTAGATAATCCGTTACTTGCATCCCAATAAAATATAGATCCGTTTCTAGGGTTGATAATTAAATCTTCTCCGTAATTATCAGCAGTCCAAAGCCTAAGTTGGTTGGTAAAAGTCAATCCTGTTAACGAACCATATGGACCTGCTCCCCAAGTACCAACACCCCAACCTGTACTAGGTGAGTAAACTTCTAGCCCTACATTTATTTGATAAGTACCTACAACAGAGGATCCACCATTTCCTGTATCAGAAGCATTTGCTGTCAGAGTCGATCCATCAGTATCTTTTGCGCTAATGGTATAGGTGTTCGTTGTTACACTTACTATTTGATATTCTTGATTAAGTGCATCTGCTGAAATGTTACCGCCCAAAGATACAGCTCCGCTGAAAGTAACAAAGTCATTCTGTACTGCGCCATGCGCAGTATCAGTTACAGTTATAGTTGAAGATCCGTTAGATGCTGCAAAAGTAACCATACCTGCAGAAGTTGTTCTTCTGATTGGTGTTATATCGCTATAGGTTGATCCTTGTAAAATGTAATATTTTTGAGTGGTTCCTAATCCAAGTTCTTGAGTACCATCAAGCAAAACGAAACTATGTAAATGTCTTCCGGTTCCTTCAATAGCAGTTGCAACTTCTTTTCTCCAGCCGCCTATTTTTTCAGGTCTTCCAGAATTAAACCTAATTCTGTTACAATCAAACCAACCGCCTTCGTTATCGTAGTCGGTTCCTTCTCTGTATATTCCTGGTCTAAATACTGCTTTCTGTAGTGGCATCTATCGGTTCCAAATTTGGTATTTTATTTATCTCTAATAAACTATTTATTAAAGATTCTTCTGAGTTTATTTCATTTAAACTACTTATAGTTTTAGCAATAGAATTTTCTACTTTATCAAAAGATAAAAAGAAAACTTTATCTATAGGTAAAGCAACCAGACAAAAAATATCTACTTGCCCACTCCCATATCTTAGCATTTTATTTTTTCTTTTGTTATCTGCGTTAGATCTAAAATCCCAACGATAGTAATCATTATCCTTTTTTTTATAAATGCTATTTGTTGTTTTTACTTGAATTTTATAAAGTTGACCTTGATGGTCAAGTATTAAATCAGCCTTATGGCCTTCGGGAGCAATTATTACTGAGTCGCAAAAACGCATCAAATATGATGCTGCTAAATATTCGCCTGCAAGAGCGATCCTTGCAGAAACATGAGACATTCAAACTCCTATATATGTCGCCAATCTTTACCTTCAAAGAGTAAGGCTTCTGCTTCTCTTCTCCGAACCAAACCCTCTAGAACCTTGCCTCCAGCTTTGTTCCATCTTTTAATTTGGTTTGGCGTTTCTTCATAATCACCGTTGTTTAATTTTTTAAGGAGTGTTGATACTTTTAAGTTAGCTGGCCCAAGGTTGTATACCCAAGAACATAAAGCATCAAATTGTTGTTGGTTTAAAGGAACATGTACGTAATCATTTATATAGCCTTCGTACTCTTCTTCAAGTTCACGCCATAGCATGAAGTCTGCTTTTTCTTTAGTCCACTTATCGCCTTCTTGCACATCTTTGGTGTGGCCATAACCAATTGTCCATACTCCTACTGCATCCTGATAAGCAACAGCGTTGCCTTCTTCATCAAGAGGACAACCTTCAAAATGCTTGATGAGTTCTAGCCCTTCTTCAGAAATGTGCATAATTATTTTTTGTTGGACGACCCGAAGTAGAATGAGATAACGGCTGTAGCTATCCCCGTAATCGAACCGATAACGAGTAGAACGATGTCGTCACTTTCATCTGGCTGCGGAAATATAGTAACAAGGCCTATATAACCAAAAAAACCTAAAACAGATAGGATGCCTAAAAACTTAGGCGTCCAGTCATTACTAAACTTATCTCTAGCATCTTGGATGTCTTCGGTTTCTAGTTTATAGATATCGACTTCGAGTTGTTTCATTTGTAACTCAAAATCTTTTTCAGCTTTTTTAAGTTCTACCATCTGCTCTGAAGTAATATTATTCATCGCAGTTTCGATAGACTTGGGATTGTTAGGGACGCCTAGGACTTTGCTGATAATCGCCCCGGCTTGACCTCCTAGAGGTCCTCCGACTGCCGCTCCTAACGTTGGAGCTAAAGCACCTAAAACTGATTTTAGTTTCTTCATATCTGAGTCAGTATAAAACCTAAAAAGGCTAAAGCCAAAGTCCCTGTACCCCCAATAACTAGGTTTCTAACAAAAGTAATATCAGTATCTAGTTTTTCTAAATGATTAAAACAAGTTTTCCAACGTTCAGCACATTCGGTCTGGTGACGAATTAATTCGTTATAAGTGCTTTGAACCGTTGGCTTAGACATTATTTAATCCAGGACTTAACCTTTTCAACCCATTCAGGTTTGTTTTTCCAGACAACCGCACCTACGATTATCGCTACTAATATTAATGGTAATATAACTTCCATTTATTTTTCCTCTGTTTTTTGTTCTTCAAATGTTTTTTGATAAGCATTTTCAAAAACACCCAAAGAAGCATTTACCTGATCCAACTCAAAGTGGATCCTGGCCTGTTTGTTTTTAAGATCGACAATCTGAGAACGTATGTATCTTTGTTGTTCTGTTAGGTTATCGGTCTCGTTTACTTCTTCTACTTTTTTTGCTTCAGACATAATATCTCCTGTTTATAAGCAAATAGTATACTATGAATTTAAACTTATGCGTTCTCCAATGTTGTAATACGAGCTTCAAGCTCTTGAATAGTTTTTACAAGCAAAGGTACAAGTTTTGATTGGTCTATACCTTGATAATCAGGATTACCATCTTCATCAACAGCATCTTTTTCACCTGATATTGCTTCAGGTACTATGTCTGAAACTTCGTGTGCTAAGAAGCCATCAACAGTTGTATCAGGATCAGCTATAAAATTAAATCTTGAAGGTTTTAGTTGTTTTAGCCTTGTTGTAGCATCCCAATTAGTTACTACGTTTTCTTTTAGTCTGTAGTCTGATGAGGTGTTATATGATGTGCTTGAGCCATCTACTATTATTCTTCCAACCATACCATTAGGATTATGAAAATTAGCTATATCTGCTGCACCTGTAGTTGTTGTTGCAAGAAATAAGTTCATTCTACCAGCGGTGTCTTTCAGAAATCCTGAACCTCCAACAGAGCCACTTGGGTCAGATGTTACACCAAAATATATAGAACCAGCTGAAGTAATCATCGATCGTATTGTGCTATTAGTTTCAAATTTCATCTCACCGCCTGACTCAGTTTGACGTATAGTCTCATATCCTATACCTATAGCCAAAGTATTATTATTCGCTGCAAATCTAGCAATGTTAGTTGAAGATGTATTATCTGCTGAAGTGATTGATAAACTATCAAAATCTACTAGGCTGTCTGTAACTTTAGTAATTGCCATATTCTATTCTCCTAATCCCATCCTGAAGGTTGTGAATGTTCTGTGATTGGATTTTCAGCATCACCAGTATTGATTGGCATATTTAAGTATTCTGTTATACCACTTTCCCATGCTGTAATCTCGTCAGTTCCTAAAGAACTTTTAGCCCATGTGATAAGTTGTTCTTTTGTTAAATCATCATATTCAGTAAAGCCTGAATAATTACTAGGCTCTGAAAGCAATGTACTGCGCACCTGTGATTCAACTTTATTGCTATTAACACCATTTAATTTAAGTTCAACATATCTAACTATTTTATTAGCCTCGTCATTACTATAAGTTCTCATTTGTCCGATGTCATATGTTAATTCTACTGCCATTTATTTCTCCTAAACTTGTGCTAATTCCATAAATACTACTCTATATAGTGAAGAGCCTGCTGTTCTTGTAATCGTTAATTGTCCTGAACCTGTTGCAAAAGAAACAGTAAAAGCAAGACCTGCAGAGCCTGCCATTGTGAATGTTATTGTACCAGACGTTTGAAAGGTGCCTGCATCTGGATCTAAAGCGTTCCATGCAAATCCTACACCACCACCAGCATTTGGGAAAAAGGGTATTGTAGTCATACCATTACCAGCAGTTTCATCTTTGATATAAATATACCCATGAGTATTTTGTTTAGAGGTAAAGGTGTGACCACTATTATCATTAAAGGTAGTGTTTTCAGTTATGTTCAAACCGTAATTTGGCGCACCTACATCTCTGTCGTAAGCTATGACACCTGTACCATATCCTGTAGTACCTACTGCAAGTTGCCCTCCGCTAGTAATTCTAGCAGACTCACTTGGTGTTACAGCATCACCTGTAGAGCCGCCTGCTGCTGTTCTGTAAAAGAGAATATTACCTGCTGTTTGGTAGACAGCACTACCTGCATTGCCTGTTAGTCTTTCCCACCTATCGTCACCTCCATCATAGTAGAGCTGATGCCCTAGAGCAAAATCACTTGAATTAAATGAAAATGTTGCTTTGTCATTGATTGTCAAAGGTGCTACTGGACTTGTACTACCTATACCTACACGTTCTGACGAATCAATAGTTATCGCAGTTGCATCCCCACTATCTGAAATACTAGGGGTGCTTGATAACTCTATTGGTACCTTTGTTAATGCCATCTTATTCGTTCTCCAATGTTTCTATTCTAGTTTCTAGTGCTTCTATTTTAGCGTTTGATTCTTGTAATGCTTTTACAAGCAAAGGTACTAATTTAGATTGGTCTATAGTTTGGTAAACATCTTTGGTTAAAGAAGCATCCCATGTAGAATCGCTTTCATATACTTCATCTTCTTTACCTTGTATCCAATCAGCCTCAGTAACTCCTTCAGCCAACACAAGACCACCTGCTGTCCTAACTACATTTGTTAGTGTTTCAGTTGCATCTTTTGTGCCTGTAATTGACTCAGGGACAATATCTTCAACTTCATGGGCTAGAAAACCATCAACTGTTGCATCCGTTTCATCAAGAATCCAATTAAATCTTGCAGGTTTAAGTTTATTTAATCTAGTTGTAGCATCCCATGTATAATCTACATTTTCTTTAAGTCTGTAGTCTGAAGTAGTATTAAATGCTGTACCTCCAGCACCACAAACTATACCCCCAACTTGAGTGTTTCCACCTGAAATTGTAAAAGCAAAAATGTCATACGCACCTGTACCAGACTGATTATTAGTTGTTGCACACAATCCTGCATTGTTAGCTGACATATTTAAACATCTTGCAGCACCTGTTCCTGCTGTTAATCTCAATCTATGAGTTGAATCTCCATCATGCCCTATACCCATGTTATAAGAGCCATTGATTTTTACAGCCTGAACAGCCCCACTATAAAATTGGTGAGTGTTAGCGATTACTCTGTTGTCAACATATTGAGCAGCTGACCTGTTGTAATGCTGTGTTGTATTTAGATTGGATGAATTAGCAACAAAAAACTCCATTTGCTCTGCACCTGCATTAGATAAGGTCAAGCTCCCTTGTGCTGAACCGCTTGATCCAATCAAAAAGGTTCCTGTGCTGTTGAATTGCGCTCTCTTTGTACCGCTTCTTGTTGTAGCGTCAGCTGCAGTAAAAAAATTTATTTCAGTTGCTGCGTTAACTTCTCCTAAATCTCCTCCAATAAATATAGCATTTTCAGACGTGCTTGTACTTCTACTACCTATGACTCCGAATCCCTCTGTTTCAGTCCCTGAGTCATATTGTTGTGAAGTTATAGATCCAAATTTAGTAGCATCATCAGTTGATGGTCCAAGCATGATGCTGCCACCATTAGAATTGTTGCCTGCTGTGAAAATCTTTAATACGCCATTTGAATCAAAAATCATATTTTCAGATCCAGCGGTTGTAAATCTTATAGTATCGTCATCTGTTGACTGCTCAACTTCAACCTTAGTATCTTCGTCAGCGTCTTTTAGGATCGTTGCTGTATTAACAGAAGTTTGACTTACAATCATCGCTTCTACTGCTGTACCTGTTGGAGGTGCAGTAGAAAAGGTTAAGGTTGTACCAGATACGCTAAAAGTATCTTTGTTTTGGTAAACACCATCCATATAAACTTGTACGTTATTTTCGTTAACTGGATTAAACGGTAGAGTAAGTGTCGTATCACTATTGTCACCTGTCATAGTAGCAATACCAAAGTTACTACCAGCTACCGCACCTTTAACTGAATAAACTGTTAAGACAGCACCGTTAGCTGGAGCTGCCGACATAGTTAAAGTAGTACCGCTTACAGAATAAGCATTTTGAGCCTGGAATACACCATCAATAAATACAACTAAATTATTTTCATCAACTGCTTGAGATATGGTAAA